ACGAAGATTATAGTAGAAAGGTATTGCCTTTTATTAAAGAAGATTACTTTTCAAATCGTTTAGAAAAGATTTTGTTTAGTGAAATCTTTAAATTCACAACTCAGTATAACAAACTTCCAACCAGAGAAACTTTAGAGATTGATATTCAGAACCGTAGAGATATTACGGATGAAGAATATAAACAGATTGTTGCTTTGATACAATCTTTGAATCCTGAAGATATTAATTTAGATTGGTTAGTAGAAACTACAGAGAAGTTTTGTAAAGATCGTGCGATACATAACGCAGTGATGGATGGTATTCAAATACTTGAGCGTAAAGATACAAGACGGACACCAGAAGCGATACCAGAAATACTAAGCGATGCATTGGGTGTCTCTTTTGATTCTCATGTTGGCCATGATTATTTAGATGATGTTGATAGAAGATTTGATTACTATCATCAAAAACTAGAACGTATTGAATTTGATTTATCATACTTCAACAAGATTACCAAAGGTGGTTTGCCAAACAAAACGTTGAACGTTGCATTGGCAGGTACTGGTGTTGGTAAGACAATGTTTATGACACACATGGCTGCACATGCATTGTCGATTAATAAAAATGTTTTGTATATCACTATGGAAATGGCAGAGGAAAGAATTGCAGAAAGAATAGATGCAAACTTACTTAATATTTCTACAGATGATTTACATTCATTAAACAAGAAATTATTTTCAGACAAGATACAAAAATTAAAAGAGGCAACAACAGGTAGATTAGTTATCAAAGAATATCCTACTGCCTCTGCTGGTGCTGGTCACTTCAAAGCATTGATCAATGAATTGGCTTTGAAGAAAACGTTCAAGCCAGATATTGTGTTTATTGATTACATCAATATCTGTGCTAGTTCACGTTTCAAACCTGGTGCCAATGTTAATAGTTACACATATGTTAAGGCAATTGCTGAAGAACTTAGAGGGTTGGCTGTAGAATCCAACTTACCTATTATGACAGCGACACAAACTACAAGAACTGGTTTCGTGTCTACAGATGTTGGCCTTGAAGATACTTCCGAATCATTTGGTCTACCTGCAACAGCAGATTTTATGTTTGCGTTAATCTCTAACGATGAGTTAGAACAAGCAGGTCAGATGATGGTAAAACAACTAAAGAATAGATACAACGATCCTACAATGAATAAGAAGTTTGTTATTGGTGTAGATCGAGCAAGAATGAAACTATTTGATGTTGAACAATCAGCACAAACTTTAGTTGGTCAACAAGTCGAGGAGAACGATGAAGATGCCCTCGAATCATATATAAAGAAGAACAAAGGTAATACTTATGGCAACTTCTCGTAAAAAAAGAGTGTATTCTAAGAAATTAAAGTATACTATCAAGCTCGCAAAAAGGGGCAAAGAACTCTACTGGCAAGTCAGAGAGAACGCCAAACGGATTGTCGCAGTCTATGACTTTGAAGAAGACGCACAAAAACTAGCAGATTTCCAAAATAAACATCAAGTTTGGAAGTATAATCAAGGCATTCCTAACTTCCTGTGTACTAAAGAATTATAAATATTACTATCGAATTTACTTGACTTGTAATGGGATATGTGGTATAAGATTGTACATGGGAGAAGTGCAAAATGCAAAATTTTAGAGATTATCTAATTGATAATCTTATTTTAGAAGGCGATACTACAGCCGCCTATGATATGGAAAAAGTTATCGTAGCAGCTGCAGGTGGTCCTAAATTTAAATCTAGTCTTATCAAAAACTCTGATAAGGTTGGTAAGAAAATTGTATCTAGTTTAAGACTATCAGGTAAGGGTAAGTTTCCAAAGAACTCTTATCCTGCATCTAAGAAATGGAACACATACTTTGGACCAGGTGGTGCAAAGGGTTCTACACTAACTCCCAAAACAGATTTCATAATAGGCAGAGAAAGAATATCACTTAAAACAGGTGATGCTCAACTCATGTCTGGTGGTCAAGCAGAAGCCTCTGCTACATTCTATGTGGCTGCAGAAACATCAAAACAATCTTTAGACAAGTCAGTAAAAGCATTAGGTAAACAAATGGACAATCTTTTACCGTCAACAGATTTATCTAAGATGGGTATCAAAGGTAGTAAAACAGATTTAGAAAAAGCAGGCAAGTTTGCTGAAGTAGAAATACTAAAGAAAGCAGATGAAGCTCACAGAGCATTTAAACAAGATTTAAGAAAAATATTTAATGCGAATCCAAGATTTGCACAAGCATTTACATACGAAGCAATGACAGGTCGTACTAAGTTTGATAACAGCGAAGGCACAGCTGATTACTTCTTAGTTACAGACTATGATGGAAATGCACAAGGTCATAGAGTTAAATCAATGAATGACCCATACGTTAAGAAGATTGCAAAACAAGTTAGACCAGATGTTAAATTTAAGTCTACACAAAATACATCTTCACAATTAAAATCACCAACAAATCCAAAAGGCAAAACTGGTTACTATACATTTTGGTCAGCAGTTGGTCTAGGTGTTAAGATGGTTGTAGAAGAAGAAATTAAAAATGCAGACTTATTGACAGAGGGTATAATGGATGTTATAAAGAGAGCATATGACAAAGTTGCTAATTGGTTCGAAGGCTTTTGGAATAGAGTAAAAGAATTAGTTAGTAAGTCTTGGGAAGCATTGATTAAGTTTATGGCAATAGAACCAGACGTAAGTTTTAACAATAGGATAAGTTGGTAATGGAACTTTTATTAGAAGACGCAAACACACACTTAGAACATTTAGAAGATGATATTATTCTGAATGGTGCAAAAGGTGGAGAGAATGCTCTAAACTTTTTAGATGCGTTACGTGATATGCTACAAGGTTCATCAAACAAGAAAGTTAATCTTACTGTGAAGTGGGATGGCGCACCAGCGATTGTTGCTGGTATCGATCCATCAAATGGTAAGCTCTTTGTTGCAACAAAAAGTTTATTTAACAAAACACCAAAAATTAATTACACACCAGCAGACATTGTAAGAAATCATACAGGCGAAGTTGCAAACATTTTAAGAGAGTGTCTATTATATTTGAAACCTTTAAACTTCAAAGGTATTCTACAAGGCGATCTTATGTTTACACAAAAGTTAAAAAAGACTAGAGGTATTACTTCACCGTCTGGTAAAAAAGAACAAGTGATTTCATTTCAACCAAACACGATTGTTTATACAGTGCCAGAGAAGACTGGTCTAGGTCAAAGAATTGCAAGAGCAAAATTAGGAATTATCTTTCACACAACATATCGAGGCTCATCTATCGACAAGTTAAAAGCATCTTTTGGTGCAGATGTATCGAAACTCAGACGTTCTCCCAATGTATGGTTTGACGATGCAACGTACAAAGATGTAACAGGTAATGTGATGATGACTTTAGGTGAGGGTGAACAACTTACTAAAATGTTAAACATGGCAAGAGGTTCATTGAAGAAGTCAACATCATTATTAAATAAAATGCAAACAGACCTATCGGATTATTCGGTAGGTTTAAATTTAAAGACATATCTAAATACTTTTATTAGACAAATGCAAGACGTACCAACAACTACAAAAGCAGTATCAGGTTTTAGAAACTACTATGAAGGTAAGGTTGGTGCAGCTATAGATAAAGTTAAGAGACAAGAATCGAAAGATAAGTATAAGAAAATACTTGAAGACGGTCTAAGATTTATAGATCGTGCAGGTGAACAGGTTTACTTTGCGATAGCAACATACAAAACAATTCAACGTGCAAAGAAAGTTGTTGTTGATAAACTAAACAAAGCAACATCGATTGGTACATTTGTTGTCAAAGGTAACGGATTAGAAGTAACTAATCCAGAAGGTTACGTAGTAGTTGATGGTAAAGGTACAGCGAGAAAGTTAGTTGATCGACTAGAGTTTTCTGCAGCTAATTTCACAGCTGCAAAACGTTGGGATAAAGGAACAAGTAAAGTAGCATGAGCAAGTTAAGACAATATACATTTTATGAAACAGGTGAAGAACCTAAGAACGTTGAAGCAATGTCGTTTAGAAAAGCAGTTAAGTCTTTTCAAAACAACACAAAGGCAAAAGAAGTAACAGTGGAATGGGAAGCAAAGAAAGGTGGAGTATATACAAAGAGACAAGCTCTACCATTAGGACGTAGTAAAAAATTAGGAAGATGAAGAAGACACTAAAAGAATTTTTGGCAAAGGGTAAAAGACCTAAGGCAGTAGCATTTGCTTTTGGTCGTATGAACCCACCTACTGCTGGACATGAAAAACTGATCCAGAAAGTAGAAGCGACTGCCAGAAGAATTAAAGGTGATGGTATCATCTATGTAAGTGCATCTCAGGATAGAACAAAGAATCCTTTAGATGCACGAACAAAGATTAAGTATCTACAACCTTTATACAGAAACATAAAGTTTGTTGCCGCAGGTGGTAACACTAGAACGTTTATGGAAGTATTAAAGAATGCTTTAGATAGAAAGTATTCAGATGTTTATATGATTGCAGGTAGTGATCGTGTGAGTGAATTTAAAAGATTAATTACACAATATAATGGAAAAGATTTTAACTTTGATAAGACAGAGGTAGTTAGTGCTGGCGAAAGAGATCCTGACGCACAAGGTACTTCTGGAATATCAGGTACTAAAATGAGATTGTATGCTGTTAGAGGAGACTATAACAGCTTTAGAAGGGGTCTGCCAGTCAAAATGAAAGACGCAGATGGAAAGAAACTATTTAAAGATTTAAGAACAGCAATGGGCATTAAATCACAAAAAGGATTTGGAGTTCAAATGAAACCTATAATGAGTTTAGAAGACTTTGAAAAACAAGAACTAAGACAAGAATATATTGAAGAAAATATATTTGAGATCGGTGATTATGTAGAAAATATGAATGATTGTTCTATTGGTAAAATCATTAAAAGGGGAACCAACTATCTCGTATATGAAATGGAAGACGGTGGAGTTAAGAAAGCTTGGTTACATGAATGTTGTGCTGTAGATGATGCACAAATAGAAATGATGGAATCAACAGACGTACAAAAAGAAAAAGTAAAAGACGTTGTGTTACAGAAAAATTCTGATACATTAGACGATGACGATGACGACTACTTAGAAGACGTTAAAGTTAAACAGGATCCTGATGTAGATGATAAACCTGGTACACAACCTAAAAAATATTATAAGGGAGTGTCTAAAAAAACTAAAGATAAAAGGGCAGCTCACTTTAAGAAAGGCGCTAAGATGGATGATGATAATCCGAACGCATACAAACCAGCACCTGGTGATAAAGATGCGAAAACGAAACCAAGTACATACACTAAACAATTTAAAAAGATGTACGGTGAAGTGAATGAAAGTCGACCTGGCCTTTGGGCGAACATTCATAAGAAAAGAAAAGAAGGCAGACCAATGAGAAAGAAAGGTGAGAAAGGCGCACCTACTCAACAACAGATTAAACGAGCACAAGGTGAAGCAGTTGAAATCGGAAAAGATTATGCTAACCATGCTAAGAAGATTACGCCAAAAGAGAAAGCAAATAAATTTGCAATGGCACCACACATGGGCAAGTTTGATCCAGTGGAATATGGAATACATTTAAAAGATATTAAAGAATGGGCAGAGAGTGAAGCAACTATTGCTAAGTATCAAAAAAGATATGGCGATACTTGGGAAGAACAATTAGGTAAAGTTGTTAACAAGATGATGGAGAAAACTCAGAAAGCAATGTCTGAGAAATTAGATGCTCTTCAAAAGAAAGCAGACAAGTCTGGTATCTCATATGGCACACTAAAGAAAGTTTATGACAGAGGTATGGCTGCATGGAAGACTGGACATAGACCTGGTACAACTCCACAACAATGGGGTTACGCTAGAGTTAATGCGTTTATAGTTAAAAGAAAAAAAGGTAACTTAAACCATGATAAGGACTTAGCATAATGAAAACATTAAAACAATTTGAAGACATAGATAAAAAATCAGACGAAGTTATCTATGAACATGAACAAGAAGGTATACAAGAAGCAGAATACCAAGGTAAAAAAGTAAAACTAAACGACCCTATCAGAGGTGGTTCTAAGAAGTTTTATGTTTATGTAAAAGATGGCGATAAGATAAAGAAAGTATCATTCGGTGATACAACTGGTTTATCAATTAAAAGAGATGACCCAGCAAGACGTAAATCTTTTAGAGCCAGACATAATTGTGATAACCCAGGACCAAAAACAAAAGCAAGATATTGGTCGTGTTACCAGTGGAGAGCTGGAGCAAAGGTAGACAACTAATGACAACTAGATACAGATCAACTTGACATTTGGATGAGGGTTCTAGTGCTTTTAATCCTACAGTACATGATAAAGACTTAGGTGTTGTAAGTAAAGACCAATCTTTAAGATATAAAAAACTATCACCAAAAGATAAAACAATAGTGAAAGATTTAGTATCTAAAAAGGTTAGTGTAGAAAAAGCATTAAGGCATATTAGAAATAGAGAAATAATTAGATATTATGATATGCTTGATAAATTGAAAAAAGAAAGTGTAACAGAAGCTGACTTAACCAAAAAACAAATTAAAATGGTACACAAGACAGCAGATGATTTACCTAAGAAAGATTTCAAAGACCGTTATGGAAAAGAAAAAGGTGACGCTGTTAGATATGCAACAGCAACTAATATGGTTAAGAAAAAGTTAGGAATGAAAGAAGAAGAACAGATTGACGAAGTGTTTATGGATGCTTACGTCATTACGTTTTCTTATAGAGGTGATAAAGACAGATCAGTTGTTGTGTTTAAAAAAGAACATGACAAAGATATCTATGTCGATTTTATAAAGAAAAAGGGTGGCAAAGTTCACTCAGTTAAAAAACGAAATTTAAACATGAAAGTTTAAGGGAGAGAAAAAATGGCAAACGGACTATTTAAAGGAAACGCTACTTACTTCGGTAGAAAAAGTGGCACACTAGAGGACATCGTTGCAAAGATCAACGAGGCACCTAGTAAACCAGAAGTATTTGATATGAAAAGTGAAAGCGAAGCATACAAGAAAGTATTCAACGCTGCAATGAAAAAATTTGGTGTTAACTCACCAGCAGATTTTAAATCAGACGAAGAAAAGAAAAAGTTCTTCGACTACGTTGACAAGAACTACAAGGGTAAGAACGAAGCAATGGATGATAAAGCTGCTGACATGAACAAGAAGTTAAAATCAAAAGACGGTGAAGAATCGCCAGTTAAAAAATCTGTAAGAGAAACAGTAAGAGACATGTTAATGAAAGCATGGAAGAACGCAGCTGATCTTGCAGAGAAAAATAAAGTAAGCGAAGGCGAACTACCACCTGCATTGCAAAAACATATTGACAAAAAGAAAAAAGATAAAGAAGCAAAAGAAGAAGAAGTAATGCCTACTAAAGAAGCAGACAAAGGATCAAAAGGTGACAAACCTTATCCACATTTAAAAGCATCTTACGGTATGAAGAAAGCATCTTATCACATGAAAGCTGACAAGCATATGAAAGCTTCTTATCACAAAAAGGACAAGTAACATGGCTGAACTAAAAGATTTCGGCGCAGTTAAAACTTGGTACGAGACTTACAAATCAGTACAAGAAGCTGAGATGAAGAAACCAGAAGACAAAGAAAAAGAAGATAAGAAAAAGTCTCCTGTAGAAGTCTTACCAAAAGATGGCGGTGACGAAGAACAAGAAGAAAACAAGGAACAGAAGCCTGAACAATCTGGAGAAGTTGAAAAGTTAAAAGCAGAAATCGAAAAACTAAAAGGTGAGTTACAAAAGAAAGACCTTGAAGTTAAAAAGAAAGATGCTGAAACAACTGTAGAACCTAATCCTGATACAGGTGAGATTCCACTTCGTGTTGGTATTGCTCAGTCAATACTTGACAAGAAGAAAAAGGCTGAGAAGAATGGCAAAAAAGAGATGAAGAAAGAAGAAGTAAACGAACAGTTTACATCTATGCAGATCGATAGATTGAAGAAAGAATTTTCTAAGATCAATGTCATTTCTACTAGCAAAGCAAATGCTCTATCTAAACATTTAGATGGACCATCGTACGGTA